TGTAGAAAATTCCAATGCTAATATATGTAATATTAACAGTTTCGTTAGCTACCCCTGTCCGCCATACATAGAGTATGGCCGGCAGGGCTGCGCGCTTACGATGGGCTAAGGTACGGAACCTTTACCCAAAGTTTGGCTGTAATATTTACAAGGCAACTGAGTCGATGTCGGGGGAGTATACTCCGTCAACACCTTCAAAGAAGCCTATGTTAATATACAGGCTGGGAATGTAGAAACCTACCTCTAAATTAGAGTAAAGGTCTTCTCGCGTTACCCAAAAGCCGATTTTGATTCCAGGGTCTACACTGTAGACTAATGGTCTTCTCATCTGCTTATAAGCCTGTGCCTTATTCATGAGTTCACGCAAGCGCGGTCCTGACCGCATCTTAGCGTTTACATCTTGAATTTTCGCTGAACCGCGGAACACTGCGGCGTAAGGACTTTCCTTATTACCTAACAGTGTCTGCGGCTCCATAATATTAACTCGTTCCCTATGCATCGTTCTCAAGACTCTTGAGTTCGATGGAGGTCCGACGCTTGAACAGACCGAGAGAGTCTCCCTTGTTTGTTCAAAAGCTTCAAACGAGCTTACACCGTCCAGCCCGGCTTGTGCTGAGAAATTATGAATTTCTGAGTACTTCACCATGCTTCTTTCCCACACTCTTTTGTACTTCCCTGAAGGACAAAAGGTTGGGTCGATCTTTTGGGCGGTAAATCCATATGCAAGAGTGTGCATTGCTTCTGTCCATTCGGTTATAGTGTTAGGTATACCTAACCCTCCTAGTCCTGATGGAAGATAGCAAAGACCCTTCATATATACTTTCTTTTCGAAGTAGCTTGGCATCCCAGCCCTTATAAGATAAGGACATATTTGATTTAAGAAATCTGAATATTCTGGGTTATCAATATACTTCAAAGATCGCTCTAGTTCTCTCATTTTCCCAACCATTGGGTCACATGAGTCGAATTGCGAGCCTCCTTGCTTCTGAAATTCATTTAAGAGTCTAAGTTTGATAGTATCAACTTTGATTCCTCTGTTGAACGCAGGAGCAATTCCGAAGTCCTGGCAGTAGTGGCAGTATTTCCTTGAAATTCTGTACTTCTCCCAAGATATTTCGTAACCAAATGATTCAAGCATCTTAGGGATTCGGCTTACGAAGCCTAAATCTCCTAAAGCTACATGATCATCACCGGCGCAGGCGAAAGATTTCTTTCCAGCAGATACTAATCTGTTGATCGGAACACTTTCAACCTTCTCCAAAGAATCAAAACCTTGCACTACAGCGTAATACGCTCCAAGTGAACTTAACGTGAGAAAACACTTCGTAAGTGGTTCTCCCATTAAGTTGCCTCTCTTCGAGATAAAAATCAATGATTTCTTTCCCGTCCGAGTGGCCTCTGGAATTGATTTCTTAATACGCTTTGCTTCAACTAGAGAGTGACATTCATAATGTATCTCCCTAGCTGAGCAATTAAGCGATATAGCACTAGTTATGTAATCGGTAAGACCGGTTTCCAAACTAAGGCCTCTAACAAAACCTCTCATCATCTCCCTGGTCACATTGTGATCAGCTCGATCTGTTGCAGAGGTTAAGTCTGAGCTACTTATGAACTCTGGGTGTTTCTCATGATCGTCAAAGTGACGTTTGTAAGATTGCCCAAATCTATACAGGTGATGCGTATCGGCAAGGCCGACATGTGCACCTGGTAGTGTCATAAGCACATCCTTCACGAAGTGGCTTGCTGGAGTAAGATATAGGTATACCCATGTCTCTCCGCATGTTACCGGACGGATCTTTCCTCCCGGCTCCACTACAATGAAGCACTTTACCTTAGGGTTAGGACATCCTTCACGCAGCCATTGGCTGTGCTTTTCGTTTGCCCATAAAAAGAGGAGCTTTCCGATTCGAGCATCAAAACCTGATGCAAGATCATCGTCTAGCAAATCTCCAACCCTAATGTGATCACCAAGTTCTCCAGGGAGGCGTTTTTCGTAGAGGTAGGCCACTGACCATAACTCACGATTACCGTCCTCCCTAGAGCATACTTTGTTACCTAGAGCATCGAAGTAGAATTCGTCATCATACTCATAACCCAAATTATGGGGTGAAGTACGAATATAGTTAGTAAACTCTGACTCTTCTTCCAAAGTGCTCCATTTTCCTCCTTTAGACCTTGATGCTTCCCAACAAGAACCACCTGTCAATGACAGATGAGTCTCTTTTGGGAGCCTAGTCTTGGTCTTTTCGAGTCTTTTCTTAACTCTCTTTGCGACAATGTCGCCTACACGGTAAGCACCTAATAGGTGCTCTTCTGTGAAGTCCATTTTCTGGGTAATACCCTGAAGGAATTCAAGAGTTTTCTCTTTCTTCTTCTCGTAGCTAGGAGTAGGAAGCATGCGGGACTGACACAAGTGTGCAATCCACCACAATTCTTCCTCTCTTGGCTCTGAAGCTATCCAATAGTTGAACGAGTCGGAGCACGCGAACACCTTGTCAAGGAGGTCAGCTTCCCTAGATGGTCTTACCAATTTAGGGCAGTCTGGCACTCTTGACTCGAAGTACGTGTTTTGAATCTGGTTTGTCATTGACTTCCAGAGGCTCGTAAACTCATCGCAACCTTTCTCCAAGCAAAAGCCTATAACGTACCTTTTAAGGTCAATGACCTTGTCTGGCTTATCGTTACCCTTAGCTGCTACCATCACTGATGATACCACCGTTTGGGCTGTCAGGCTGATCTTACTACCGTTAGAAGAGCATAGCTCCTCAATTCGGTCGTAGATCTCCCGGCTTTTTGCTTCTATTTTAAAAGTGCTTAGAATGTATCGTCTAACCTCCTTGGGGTATTCACGATTCAAACTTTTTAAAGTTGCAGTGCCATTGGCATGCACCTTAAGCCTTTTATTATTGATTCTCCTGGTACTGTCCTGAACGACATCAGCAATGCTGACATCGGTTAGAGACATAGGCAAAATCTTATTAAGATTTTGTCCCAGGTTCTTTGGGGCGGCGTCCCTCACCAACGGTCCATGACCTAGTGCTTCACGCTTCTCCGAGTCAAAGATTGCAGAGAACTGCAATGTCAACAATAGAGTCGCAATGTTTAGCATTGGTGTGGTACAACC